CGCCGAATATTCCAAACTGAGCGCCAATCAGGCATCGCGCGCCGCGTCCAAGCTCATCGAGACAGCCGCAGTATCGGGCGCATGGATCAGCAATGATCTGCCGGAACGTCTGGCCGCACTTCGCGAGATCATGCGCAGGGACAGAAAGGCGGCGTGATGGCTGCTCTCAAGAACGCCCGGCACGAGAAGTTCGCTCAAGAGCTTGCCAAGGGTAAAAGTGCCACGGACGCGTACAAGGCTGCTGGGTACAAGCCTGACGATGGCAACGCGGCCCGCCTGACAGGAAATGACAGGATCAAGGAACGACTGGCCGAGCTGACCGAGCGCGCCGCCGACAAGGCCGTGGTCGACAAGGCATGGGTGCTGGATCGTCTTCGTCAGAACGTCGAGACCTGCATGACGATGGACTTTGTTCGGGGGCCCAATGGCCAGCCTACACCGGCCGTCACTCATAACCCAGCGGCCGCAAACAAAGCGCTCGAACTGCTCGGCAAGGAGCTCGGCATGTTCAAGGACCAGCACGAGCACACCAGCCCTGATGGCAGCATGACGCCTCCGAGCGTGATTCAGTTGATCGGGGTGCCGGCAAAACATGACAACGGCAGCGGTTCAACTTCCTGACAAGCTGGTCCCGATCTTTGCGCCACCCAGGGGCAGTGTTCAATATCGCGGGCTTCACGGCGGCCGAGGCAGCGCCAAGTCATTCACTGCGGCAAAGATGGCCGCGATCTGGGGATATGCCGAGCCGCTCCGCATTTTGGCGACACGCGAGTTTCAGGCCTCCATCAAGGAAAGCTTTCACGCCGAACTGAAATCGGCCATCGCATCTGAGCCATGGCTAGAGGCACACTATGACGTTGGGGTGGACTATCTGCGCGGCGCCAACGGAACCGAGTTCTTCTTTCGCGGCCTGCGGCACAGCACTAGCTCGATCAAGTCGCTGGCCAAGATCGACCTGACCATTGTCGAGGAGGCCGAGGACGTCCCAGAGGTTTCATGGCTAGCTCTTGAGGCCACGGTGTTCCGCCAGCCCAAGTCTGAGCTGTGGCCGATCTGGAACCCGCGCCTTGATGGCAGCCCGGTGGATCTGCGGTTCCGCAAGAACCCGCCGCCGAACGCGCTGATCACGGAGATCAACTGGAAGGACAACCCGTTCTTCCCGCCGGGCATGGAGACGCTGCGCCGCCGCGAACAGGAGCGCCTGGACCCGAACACCTATGCCCACGTCTGGGAGGGGGCATACCTCACCAATTCGGACGCACAGGTATTCGCCGGCAAGTTCCGGGTGGCCGAGTTCGAGCCAGGCGATGATTGGGACGGGCCGTATCAAGGCGGTGACTTCGGTTTCAGCCAAGATCCTACGGCAGCGGTTCGCTGCTGGGTCAAAGGCGATACCCTCTATGTCAGCCATGAGGCGGGTAGGGTGGGGCTGGAACTGGACGACACTGCGAAGTTCGTCACCACTCAGATACCGAAATTCGCCGACTATGTGACCCGCTGGGACAATGCCCGGCCAGAGAGTATCAGCCACATCAAGCGGCATGGCCTGCCAAGGTCAGAGGCCGTCGAAAAGTGGAAGGGCAGCGTAGAGGACGGCGTGGCGTTCCTGCGGTCATTCCGCGAGATCGTCGTGCATCCGCGTTGCACCGGCATTGCGCAGGAAATGCGCCTCTACAGCTACAAGATTGACCGATTGAGCGGGGACATCCTGCCGGTCATTGTCGACGCCTGGAACCACTATATCGACGCCCTGCGCTATGCCGTTGGCCCGCTCATCAAGAGACAGGGGCAGGCCATGGTATTCCTGACCAAGAGGCACCGTTCATGAATCCTCTCGCCTTGGTGGTCAACGCGGCCCGCCGCCTCGAAACCATGTTCCCGGCCTATTTCGACAATCAGGTCAAGCACAACCACTACCGGGACTTCGGCTATCCCACCAACGTCACCTTTGCCCAGCTCTACCAGATGTACAGCCGCAACGGCATTGCGCGGGCCGGCGTCGAAAAAACCATCCTCAAGACATGGCAGGATAATCCATTCCTGCTGGAGGCAGAGCGCGACGGCAGCGAGGGCGCCAAGAAGAAGGAAACCGCGCTCGAAAAGGAGATCCGTCAGCGCTTCGATGATCTGCGGTTCTGGCAGCATATGGCCGAAGCTGATCGGCGCTCACTGGTCGGCAGCTATTCCGGCCTCATCCTGCGCTTTGCAGACAGCAAGAGGTTTCAAGAGCCCGTCGATAGCGTGCCCGGCGGTTTGCTCGGGTTGGTCGAACTCATCCCGGCCTGGGAAGGGCAACTGACAGTCGCGGAGTGGAACACCGACGAGACCTCGGACGACTATGGTCAGCCGAAGATGTTTCAGTTCAACGAAGCCCAGGTTGGCGACACGACGAACAAGACACGCCAGTTCGCGCTTCACCCCGACCGCGTACTGATCTGGTCGAAGGATGGCACGGTTCATGGCCAATCTCTTCTTGAGCCGGGCTTCAACGACCTGTTGACGCTGGAGAAGATCAGCGGCGCCGGCGGCGAAGGCTTTTGGAAGAACGCCAAGTCAGCGCCGGTCCTGCAGATCGACAAGGACGCCAGCCCCGAGAACATGGCCCGCGCCATGGGCGTTCCGGTGGAAGAAATGGCCGACAAGGTCGGAGAGCAGGTCGATGACTGGCAGAAGGGCTTCGACAAGCTGCTGATGCTGCAGAGCATCGAGGCCAAGACCCTAGGCATCACTTTGCCGAGCCCGGAGCACTTCTTCTCCATCGCGCTGCAGTCGTTCGCCGCGTCAATACCGATCCCGCTCAAGATACTAGTGGGCATGCAGACTGGCGAGCGCGCCAGCACCGAAGACGCCAAGGAATGGGCGCAGACCAACATGTCCCGCCGCTCTGGTCAGGTGATACCGACAGCCATGTCGCTAGTGAAGCGCTTGGAGCAGTTCCGAATCTTGCCTGAACGCGACTGGCATCTCGATTGGACCGATCTGACCGAAAGCTCGATGGCTGAGAAGATCGAACGCGCCGTGAAAATGGCCGACGCCAACCAGAAGATGAAGGACAGCGGCGAGATCGTGTTCACGCACGAAGAGATCCGCGCCACTGTCGATTACGAACCCTTGGCCGATGCGGAAAAGTACCGCGACGAGCCCACAGGGGACGATGAAGCCGCCGCGCTTGGCAAACTGCCCGCCGCCGACCCCACCGAATAATTCGGAGACAGACCAGTGAAAACCGTCCGCATTAACGTGCGCTCGGTCATGAACGCGGCCGCCGTGCGCAAAGAGAAGCGCAACGGCCGTGATCTCGTGATCGTGCCAAGCGCTACCCTGCCAGATGATGTTGTGATGAACGGCATCAAATACCCGGCTGCCGAAATCGAGGCGTCGTTCATGACCCTCAATCGCAGCCCGGCGCCGCTTGGCCATCCCATCATCAACGGCAAGTTCGTTTCGGCCCGTGATCCCGAAGGCATCAACGTCGGGTACATCGGGGCATGGAATGAGAACGTCCGCCGCAAGGATGGCCGGGTCTACCTGGACAAGGTGATCGACGTCGAAGTTGCCAACCGCAGCGAAGGCGGCAAGGCCGTTCTCGAAGCGATCGCCAAGGGCCTGCCCATCCACACCTCCACCGGCCTTGTTGCCAAACTGGAAGCCGTCAACGGCGCCACTGATCATAAGCACCTCGCTCGCAGCATCATCTTCGACCACGACGCCATTCTTCTGAACGAGGACGGCGCGGCCACCCCTGAACAGGGCGTCGGCATGCTGGTCAATGCCGCCGGCCAGGATGAAGAAATCGAGGTCATCAATTCGGCTCTCAGCGAGGCGGATCGTGATCTGGATTGGGCAGTGGATTCACTCGCCCGAGCGCTGGAGAAGCGCGAACGAGCTCCCATGCTGGAGCGCCTGAAATCCGCGATTATCGATGCTTTCCAAGGCACCGGGCGGGAACCCTCTCTCAACACGAAGGAAAACGACATGACTGTTACGAAAGAACAGTTCGATGCGCTTTCCGCAGAGGTCAAGACCCTCTCGGAAGGCATCGGCAACACGATCACGGAAGCCGTCAACGCCGCAGTGAAGCCCCTGACCGACAACCTCGCGACCCTGCAGGCCAATCAGAAGGCCAAGGACGACGAGGAACTGGCCGGCCTGGTCAATGCCATCGTCAAGGCGAACCTGCTCGATGAGCCGGTGGCCAAGGAACTGACCCTAAACGCCGCCCGCGCGCTCGCCGCCAAGGCAAAGCCGGGCAAGGCCGCTGTGCTGAACGGCGCCGCAGCAATCACCAATGGCGCTGACGACGATTTCGCCGGCATCGACCTCAACGCTGGCATGGAGGCCAAGTAAATGGCTGGAAACGTCATCTATCGCGGCCCGGTCACTTCTGGCTGGCAGCCGCGCACCTCGAACAAGCCCGTCGCTGGCGCCTATCTTCCCGGCACGTTTGTCGAAGAAACCGCCTCGGGCCTGACCCAGCTCACCACGGCGCTGGCCAAGCTGCCCATGATCCTCGGCAATCTCGACTTCAAGGATCAGGGCATCAACACGGCGTATGCCTCTGGTGACACCGGCATCGCCTATCATCTCGAACCTGGCCAGATCTACCAGGCCCGCGTTGCTGCTGCGACCTACGCCAAGGATGCCCCGCTGACCATCGGTGCTTCCGGCCGGCTGACGGCCGCAACCGCAGCCACCCCCGTTGTTGCCTTCTTCTCGGACGTTCCCGGCTCCAAGTCGGCGGGCGATCTGGTAGATGTCATCATCGCCAATTCCTACACCGTCCCGGCCGCATAAGGAGAACCGATATGCTGCGTTTCACTACCGAACAGCAGGCGTTCATTCTCGGCAATCGCCGGGATTTCAACGCCCGCCAGACACAGCTTGCCGAACTGCATGGGTCAACCATGCTTGGCAATGCCCTGCCACTCCCCAAGGACGTTTGGGGCACTTGGGACCGCGAAGGCATTGAAGTGCAGCGCGAAGTTCTCTCGGTCTTCAACGACCTTGCGGCTTCCGTCTCCACTCCAATGCCAATCGGCAAGCTGGTGCACCACTTCCAGACCATTTCCGACAGCGGCAATGTCAACGTTTCGCTCGACGGTCGCTCGAAGGCTCGCACCGACCAGCCGGTCTATGAGTACCACGGCACGCCGCTGCCGATCCTTGACAGCACGTTCAGCTATGGCTGGCGTCAGGTGGAGGCAGCTCGCTCCGAGGGCTTCCAGCTCGACTCCGCTGGTCGCAGCAATGCCATGTTCAAGGTGGCAAACGCTC